GTTCCATGTGCAGGCCTCCGACCTAATGACGGTCAACGAGGTCGCCACTACATATGGCCTCCAGCCCGGAACGGTGCGGAGGAGCATCCATCAGGGCTATATCAACGCGCAGAAAAGTGGCGCGTTCTGGCTCATCCGCCGCATCGACGCCGAGAAACGATGGAGCAAGTCCTAATGTACGCCGTGTGGAGCGCTGAGCTTATTAACGGCTCTGGATGTCGGGAGCGCCGCCCTCGTCCCTGGGCGGCGCGGCTCACCGGCTTGGATGACCGGTGGGGTTTCGCTCGCGAGTTTGTTAGGGGCGTATACGACTACACCTATGCCCGCAAAAGCCAATCGCGCGGCGTCTATCTGTATTTTGCGCTCGCGCCGGGGCTGTATGAACTGTACCGTCCGATCTCGTGGAAGCACGACGAACGATACTTTGCGCGGGTGGACGAGCGGGGTGAGCTACACAAGATTACACGAGAGGAGGTTATCGAGTGCCTGAAAAACGATACCTCGGCATCAATGTCCTAGAGGCTGCGCGCCAGCGCATCGCCTGGACATTCGACACCTTCCCGCGTATCTACGTGAGCTTCAGCGGCGGCAAGGACAGCGGCGTGATGCTGCACCTTGTCATGGATGAGGCCATCAAGCGCGGGCGCAAAGTCGGCGTGCTGTTTGTGGACCTTGAAGGACAGTACAAACTCACCATCGACTACATCCAGCAGATGTATGACCTTTACGCCGAACACATCGAGCCCTACTGGGTCGCGCTGCCCATCTCGCTTCGCAACGCCGTGAGCGTTTATGAACCCAAGTGGACGTGCTGGGAGCCGGGCCGGGAGGCGGACTGGATACGCCAGCCGCCCGAGATGGCTATCACGCTGGACAATCACCCGTTTCCGTTTTATCACTACAAGGCGGGCGGTAGTTGGCGGGCAATGGAGTTTGAGGAATTTGTGCCGCAGTTTGGCGACTGGTACTCGAGGGGCAAGCTCACGGCGTGCTTCGTCGGCATCCGCACCGCCGAGTCGCTCAATCGCTGGCGAACCATTGCCGGACATGGCACCAAATTTGAGGGGCGCAAGTGGACGAACCACGTGTGCAAGACCCTGTGGAACGTCTACCCTATCTACGACTGGAGCACTGAGGACATCTGGATTTACCTCGGCAAGTTCAACAAGCCGTACAACAAGCTTTATGACCGGATGCACCAGGCGGGATTGACGTTGCACCAGGCGCGTATCTGCCAACCCTACGGCGACGACCAGCGCAAGGGGTTGTGGCTATTCCACATCATCGAGCCGGAGACGTGGGCGCGTGTGGTGGCCCGCGTGAATGGCGCGAATCAGGGCGCTCTCTATGCCAACGAGAGCGGCAACATCCTTGGGCGGATCAAGATCGACAAGCCCGAGGGGCACACGTGGGAGAGTTTCGCGATGCTGCTCCTTGAGTCGATGCCCAAGCACATGAGTGAGCACTACAAGGACAAGATTGCCAACTTCATCAAGTGGTACGAGGATCGCGGTCCGATGTATTACCTGTCAGACGAAGACCTGGAAGACGACGAGGTGGTGGCGTTTGTCGAGCAGTGGCGTGGTGGGTACGGCGGCAAGTTGCCCGACGAGGCACCCCATCAGCTAGAGGCTAAAAAGAAAGCCCCGTCGTGGCGGCGGGTGTGCAAGATGCTATTGCGCAACGATTATTGGGCGAAGGGGCTGGGGTTCAGCCAGCACGCCAGTGGGTCAGCGCATCAAAAATACAAGGCGTTAATGGCAAGGAGGCGAAACGAATGGGGAATCTTCCCGACATCGGATTAATCGGATTAGAACTGGTCGAGCGCGGGCGGGCGCTGGCCGAGGAGGTCGCCGCCCTGCCCGAAGACGAGCGGATTGCGGTGCTGAATGCTATCCGCCTGGCGCTGCACGAGGTGTCTCCGATGCGAGACGAGCCGGTAGATTGTGTGCTGTGGGTGCCGGGCGATGAAGTGCAGGCGAACGACTACAACCCGAACGTCGTGGCGCCGCCCGAGATGCGGCTGCTGGAGCACAGCATCGAGGTGGACGGCTACACACAGCCCATCGTGACGTTTCCAACAAATGGCCACCGCGAGGTCGTGGACGGGTTCCACCGCAATCTCGTGGGCAAAAAGTCGAAACTGGTACAGAGGCGCACGCGCGGCTACCTGCCAGTGACGACCATCAAGGCGGAGCGCGCGGACCGGAGCGACCGCATCGCCGCAACCATCCGGCACAACCGGGCGCGCGGCCAGCATCAAGTCGCCAACATGAGCGAGATCGTGGTAGAGCTGGCGCGTCGCAACTGGAGCGACGAGAAAATAGGCCGCGAGCTGGGCATGGAGCCCGATGAGGTGTTGCGGCTCAAACAGATCAGCGGCCTGGCTGAGGCGTTTGCAGACAAAGAGTTCAGCGAGGCGTGGGAAATCGACTAGCTCCTTCGCCCTCCCACACAGCACCCCGCTCCGGCGGGGTGTTTTTGTGTGCAGATTGTCACGCAGATCATTGACACAAGCTGTTTATTATAGCAGTAAACGGCTTGTGTCGTGCCGCTTCCTGCGAGCAATCAGCGTAGCACGGGGCTCGTAACCACAGCCGCACGACGGGAAGCCATTCAGTGGCGGATTGATGTATGTCAGACAACGGCACACACTGGCAATCACGGATCGTAGGCGAGGGCGAGGAGTCGCCAGATCAGCTCCTGGCCAATCCGCGCAATTGGCGTATCCACCCACAGTCGCAGCAGCAGGCATTAGCTCGCCTGCTGGACAAAGTCGGCTGGGTGCAGCGCATCATCGTCAACCAGCGCACCGGGCACGTCGTGGACGGCCACCTGCGCGTGGCGATGGCAATCAGCCGCAACGAGCCGACGGTGCCGGTGCAGTACGTGGACCTGAGCGAAGACGAGGAGGCGCTGGTCCTGGCCTCGCTCGACTGGTCGGCGGGGCTGGCGGTGCCCGACACGGAGATGCTGGGCGACATCCTCGCAAGCATCGAAATGGACGGCGTAGACGAGCTGCTGGCCGACATCGCCGCCGGGTTCGATATTGACCTAATCGACATCACCAGCACAGATAGGGACGGGCAAGGCGTATCCTCCAATGCCTGGCTTGACGAGCTGTTGACCGAGCAGGAGCGCGCCGCCGGCGACTTCCTGTTTCCGACTAACAACGAGTGGGGCGTGCCGCTGCTCGACATCAAGCTCCAGGCTAACGCGGTCGATATGCCCGTTACGAAGTGGGGCACCATGAGCCGCACAGGCAAGATGCCCGGCACGTGGCACTTTTATACCGAAGATTACAAGTTCAGCGGCTTGTGGCAGACACCGGAGAAGGTGCTGAAAACCGGCTGCGTGAACGTCGTAGAGCCGAATTTCAGCACCAACGAGCAGATGCCCCTCGCTGTCGCGCTGTGGGGCGTCTACCGCAAGCGGTGGCTGGCGCGGTACTGGCAGATGCACGGTATCCGCGTGTTTGTGGATGTGAACGTGGCACAGCAGGCGCGGGAGATCAACAAGCTCGGCGTGCCTGCGGGCTGGAAGTCGTACTTTACCCGCGCCTACTCCGACAAGCCGGAGTGGCTTGAGGCCGGTTTTGCTGACGCCTGCGCGATGCGCGGCGATGACGACGTGCTGTTTGTGGTCTATGGCGGCAACCAGGCCATCCGCGACCTTGCCTGGGAGCGTGGCTGGGTGTGGCTGCCCGAAGATGCTGACACGAAGATGAGCAGCGGGAGGTTTCTAGAAGATGGGTAGTGGCAGCGGCGGTGGCGGGCGCGGTGGCCGTGCTCCGAGAAGGCGGTTTTTAGCCGAGGCCAGCGTCGGCGCTGTTCGGACGCGCCGGGTGTGGGGCGGCACTCAGGGGGAATCGTATACAGAGAAGCGCACTGAGATTGTCCGCCCACTGAGCGGGCCGTGGGCGGGCAAGGTGACGGTCGCGACGATTATTGATACTCGCGTCGCCGGCCAACGAGTGTTTATGGTTCGTGATGGTCTAACCGGGCAGCTTGTTAGCAGGCACGGAACGGCCCGCGAGGCGCGTCGCGCGGCGATGGCGTATGCCAATCGCCAACCGGCTAGTCGCTGGCCGTGAGAGAGGCGCTTCGTGGGCTGAGTTATTACAGGATTTTTGCGAGTTATGGCACGTCCAGAGGCGATTGACCGCGAAGAATTAATCAGCGCGATTTGGGCCGCGCAGGGCAAGGTCACGGTCGCGGCTCAACGTCTGGGCTGCACCGTGCGGACGATTTACAACTACGCCAACAAGTACGCGACGGTGCAGAACGCCATCGATGAAGCGCGGGCAATGTGGGACGAAAAGCTGGTGGACCTTGCCGAGTTGAAGCTGTTTCAGGAAGTGAACGACGGCAACGCCTGGGCGATTAAGTACGCGCTCAGCACAAAGGGTAAACACCGCGGCTACGTCGAGCGGCAGGAAGTGACCGGCGCGGACGGCGGGGCGCTGAACGTCGTGGTGCGCTGGCCCGAGCAGGACGCCGATGCTGACACTTAACGTCACCTTACCGACCCTGCACGCCGGCCAGCGCGAGGTCGCTGACCACCCGGCG